GTTGCTTATGCAAGCGATCCTATGATTTTAAGATTAGAAAATTTTCAAAATGCTATCTCCCAATTACTAGAAAATCTAGAACCAGATGATAAAAAAATCTTCTATCTTCGTTGGGGAGAACATACTGGATATGACTGGATTCAAGTTTGGCATATCATGGAAAATGGAGAAACTGGATACTTGTATAGGCATAGCAAGCAGATTTATAGAAGACGTGAAGTCATTCTTGATACACTTGCAAAGTTATTGTTCATGTAACTTGTCAAAAAAAAGTATAGCATTGACAAAAAGAAAATGATAGATTGATACTATCCAAAGCACTGAGAAAATCTTAGTGCTTTATTTTTTTTTGTGAAAGGAGCAAAACTATGAATATTGTTGAACCGTTACGAGATAAGGATGATATACAAGCCATGAAGGACTATCTATCATCTTGGAATGAAAAGTATTACATGTTATTTCTCTTGGGAATTAATACAGGTTTTCGTGTTGGGGATATTCTCAAACTAAAGGTTAAAGATGTTCAAGGTTGGCACATTAAAGTTAGGGAACAGAAAACAGGGAAATACAAGAGTATTAAAATGACAAGGCCGCTCAAAAATGAATTGAGGGAATTTGTCAAAGATAAAGAATTACATGAGTATCTATTTCAGAGTCGTGTTGGAAAGAATAAGGCGCTCAGCTATAAGACGGTATACTGGTTTCTTAAAAGAGCTGCTGAAGACTTAGGCATCGATAATGTCGGAACTCACACGATGCGAAAAACATTTGGCTATCATTACTACAAGAAGTACAAGAACGTTGCAGACTTGATGTCATTATTCAATCATTCAAGTCCAGCAGTCACATTAATTTATATTTGTGTGAGGCAAGATGAACTTGATACTAAGATGAGTAATTTTAGTCTCTAATATTTTTTTGATTTTTTCAACTATCCATAACGAGGAGTTTTCTAGTTTATATTTTGAAGAGAGCCTGAAGCATTGTCTGTGCTAGTTTTAGAGTGTGAAACAAAATTGGATAAAATATAAGATATAGCTAATTCGACAGGGATATTTTACATAAATTCAAAACTCAAAAATAAACCTTGTCAAAAAAAGATATAGAATTGACAAAATGAATCTGATATATTTGTATCATGAAAAAATCTGGAAACTGAAGGAGTGATATAAGAGATGGCTTATTTTAAAAATCCTAAACACTCTGACTGGTTCAGAATCTGGCAGATTAAATTCTACAACTCAAAACCTTGGAGAACTCTGAGAAATAAAATCAGAACTACAAAGCGTATGCGCTGCGACATGTGTGGACGTTTAATTCATGGCAAGAGTATTGTTGACCATATCATAGAGATTGATGAAACTAATTATCAAGATGAGTCAATCACTCTCAACGAAGATAATTTGCAATTACTTTGTCTTGAATGTCACAATGTTAAAACATTTCAAAGTAAAATAAATTTAAATTTAGAAAATCGGAATATTAATTTATTTTGATTTTTTATTTTTATCAGATCCCCCCTATTTTAAATTTTCACACACCCAAAATAATAACGGTGTCAATCCTCTTATATACCTCTCCCCCAAAAATGACGAAAATTGATACAAGAAAGGAGCATGATTTTGAAAATCAATGAAGTTTTAGAAAAACTAGGAATAAGTCGTGCCACCCTCACCAGGTATCGAAAAAAGCTAGGCATATTTGAAGAAACTCGGTCGAATATCACAAAAAGTCAGTTCAAAGAGTTAGAAAAGCTTGCAAATCAACGACAAAAGTATACAAGAGAAGAACGTGTTGAACTCTCTCGTAAGACTTTCAAGTTGATTCCAAAAGAAAAAATGCTTGAAATCAATGACAATGATTCAGTAGGTTTGAAAAATTTAAAAACTCAATACAATCACAATCAAAAAGTGATTGAAAACTTCCAACTGGAAATTAATAAAGTCATCAATGATGGTGAGCTACCTGATAAGTATCTACTTGATGGAATGGAAAAGTATCAAAAGCTAAACATGCAGATTATGTCAACGATTGAAAAGCAAAGTCCACAGGGTGATAGCCTCAAAGAAATGATTCAGGAGAAGTTGGCTCGATATGGTTGAGATGAGATATTTTGATAAATATGCTCAGCTGGTCTACTCAGGGAAGATTCGTGTTTGTGAACTTACGATGAAGTCGATCAAACGAGTAGAGAGGTACAAGGCTCAATACATCTTTAAACAAGAAGAAGCTGACAAACGGATTGAGTTCATTGAGGAAGAGTGCAGCAATACTAAAGGTCTTGCTGGCAAGTTACGCTTGGCTTTGCCTCAGAAGGTCTGGCTAGAAACAACGTGGGGTTTTTATCATACAGTTGAAGTTACAAAAACAGATCCCGATACACTTGAAGAATATAAAGATTTTGAAGAAAGGCGTCTCATTCATGAGGTGCCTATTATTGTACCTCGTGGTACAGGAAAAACCACCCTTGGTTCTGCTATTGGTGAGGTTGGTCAGATTATTGACGGTGAGTGGGGTGCTGATATTCAGCTTCTAGCATACAGTCGTGAACAGGCTGGATATCTGTTTAATGCTTCTAGAGCTATGTTGTCGAACGAAGAGAGCTTGCTACACTATATGCGTGAGGCTGACATACTACGGTCAACAAAGCAAGGAATCTTGTATGAGACAACTAACAGTCTTATGTCAATCAAGACTTCCGACTATGAAAGCCTTGATGGTACTAATGCTCACTACAATATTTTTGATGAAGTGCACACTTATGATGATGACTTCATCAAGGTTGTGAATGATGGTTCGAGTCGTAAGCGAAAAAATTGGATAACCTGGTACATCTCCACCAATGGGACGAAACGGGACAAGCTTTTTGATAAGTATTACAACATTTGGGTAGATATCCTTGATGAAAAGATTGTCAATGATTCTGTCATGCCTTGGATTTATCAGCTGGATGATGTTTCTGAAATCCACAATCCAGATATGTGGCAGAAAGCTATGCCTTTACTTGGTATAACAACTGAGAAGGAGACGATTGCCAAGGATATTGAAATGAGTAAGAATGATCCAGCACAACAGGCTGAGCTGATGGCTAAGACGTTTAATCTCCCTGTTAATAACTATCTTGCTTACTTCAGTAATGAAGAGTGCAAGGGTTGGTCAGATAAGTTTGATAAGAGTTTATTTGTCGGAAATGAGGAGCGGAGTGCTCGCTGTGTGCTTGGTGTTGACTTGTCGGATGTCAATGATATTTGTTCGGTCTCATTTATGGTCGTGCGTGGCGAAGAGCGTCAGTATTTGAACAAGAAGTTCATGCCACGTCATACGATTGAAGGTCTTCCAAAAGAACTGAGGGACAAATACGCTGAGTGGGAGCTTAGTGGCCAGCTTCATGTTCATGAGTTGGACTACAATGACCAAGCCTATATCTTTGAAGAGTTAAGACAGTTCATGAGTGAGAATAGAATCTTACCAGTTGCAGTTGGATATGACCGCTGGAATGCAAAAGAGCTTATCCGCTTAATTAATGACTACTACGGAGATATATGTCACGACATTCCACAAACGGTCAAGAGCTTATCCAATCCTTTAAAAGTGTATAAAGAAAAAGCTAAGATGGGGAAAATCATCTTTGACGATCCTGTGGCAACTTGGAACCACGCAAATGTTCGTGTCAAGATAGATGCGAATAACAATGTATTTCCAAATAAAGAAAAAGCAAAAGAAAAGATTGACGTATTTGCTAGTCAGCTAGATGCTTTTATTTGCTACGAAAATTTCAAGGAAGACTTGAGTTATTACTTTGATTGAGGTGAAGAATGAACAAATATATAAATAATCTAAGAGAGGTTTTTGCTAGGATTTTCAGACCAAGTAATAGAAAATCCACAAGGACATATTTACAAAGAAATTTGAATTATTGGAGAAGAAATTCGATTTACTTAGACAATATCTACAATAAGATTTCAACAGATACTGCACAAGTTCGATTTAAGCATGTGAGAATCACTCGAAATCCGACTGGAGTTGACAAGATGGAGTGGTTTGAAAATAGTGATCTTGCAAATGTTTTATCTTTCTCTCCAAATCCTCTTGAAATACCAGTTGTATTTTGGGCAAATGTAACAAGAGCTATGCTGAAAGATGGTGTTGCGGTCGTTGTTCCACGTTGGGCAAATGGTCGACTGATTGAAATTTGGCTTGCAAAGAAAACAATATCATGGACTGCAGAGAGAGTTGAAATCATGATTGATGATGTAGAGATTGAGCTACCTCTTAGCGATGTCTGGGTTTTTGAGAATCCTAAATTAAACGTGACAAGTCAACTAAACCAAATCACAGAATTAATTGATATCAACCTTGATGCGTTAACCGAGAAGTTAGGCAGAGGGAATTCAAAGTTGAGAGGATTCTTAAAACTACCAACTAAAGCAGCAGATGAACATTTGAAGAAACAAGCTAAGAGTCGAGTTGATAGCATGATGGAACTTGCTGAAAATGGTGGCATTGCCTATCTCGAGCAAGGTGAAGAGTTTATGGAATTAAACAAAGATTACTCAACCGCTTCTAAAGAAGAAATGGAGTTTCTGAAATCTCAACTTTATCATGCTCATGGGATTAATGAAAAATTGTTTACTTGTGACTACACAGAAGAACAATATAGAGCTTACTATTCTAGCGTCATGAAATTATATCAACGTGTATTCTCTGAAGAAATTAATAGAAAATATTTCACGAAGACGGCAAGGACACAAGGAAACAAGCTCTTGGTCTTCTTTGATATGGCTGACATGATTTCATTCAAGGATCTAGTAGAAGGTGGATTTAAATCTAAATACGCAGGTTTGATGAATTCAAATGAGTTCCGTGAAACGTATCTAGGACTTCCAGGATATGAAGGTGGAGAAGTATTCGAAACTAATCTAAATGCAGTTCGTATCGAGCCAAGCGAAAGTAATTAAGAATAGGGTGGGCGGTTGGCAGAAATTTTAAGAAAGGAGGTAGGCTATGGAAAAGTTAAAAACCTTTGTCGTCAAGTCAGTTGAGGAAGAGTCAGCTGACTTTCACTTTGAGGCTTATGCCTCCACCTATGGCAATACCGACAGAGATGGCGATGTGATGGCCAAGGGGTGTTTTGACAATACCCTGAAAACTAAGGCTGTCGTCCCTATGTGCTTAAATCACGACCGCAATCGTGTCATCGGTAAGCATGAACTGTCGGTAGATGAAAAAGGTCTGCGAACACGGTCAACATTCAACTTAAGCGATCCAGAAGCTAAGAAAACCTATGACCTCATGAAGATGGGGGCACTGGATAGTCTGAGCATTGGATTTTTTATTAATGATTATGAGCCAGTTGACGCTAAGCAACCTTACGGTGGATGGATTTTTAAAGAAGTTGAAATCTTTGAAATATCTGTCGTGACCGTGCCAGCCAATCCTCAAGCAACCGTTGATAATATTAAGGGATTTGATATGTCTGTGGTTGACAAGCGAATCGCTCAGGCGAACATGAAGCAAGACATCATGAGTAAACTTGCAACAATTTAAAAAAGGAGAAAAAATGAAAACACTAGTCGAATTGATGGAAGAACGACAAAAACATGCAGATGAGTTATCTGAGGTCAAATTTAAAAAAGCTTCAATCGAAGAGAAATTGAAGTCAGCAACTATTGGAGAAGAAGAACTTGCACAGTTGAAATCAGATGCAGAAGAATTGGTATCCAAAGCAGAGGAACTCAAGAACACAATTTCTAAGTTAGATATTGAAATTGAAGAAAAAGAAGACAATCTCAATAAAGCTGCTAAATCTATCAAGGAAGTACAGAAAGGCAAGACACAAATGGAATACTTAAAAACAAAAGAAGCTGCACTTGATTTCGCTCGAATCCTCATGGATAACGAAGGCAGCTCAAACAGTGCCCGCAAAGCGTGGGAAGCAAATCTGGTTGAAAAAGGTGTAACTGATGTTAACAAAATCTTACCTGAACCAGTATTGATTGCAATCCAAAATGCATTTAATGATTACGATGGTATCCTGAACCATGTAACCAAAGATCCTCGTTATGCAGTACGTGTTGCGCTTCAAACGCAACAAGCAAAAGCCAAAGGCCATCAGAATGGCAAAACAAAGAAAGATGAATCTTTTGTATTTATCGATTATACAATCAACTCTGCTGCTGTCTACATCAAGTACAGTTTTGAGTATGCTGACTTGAAGAAGGATACAACAGGTGCTTACTTCAACTATGTGATGAATGAATTAGCACAAGGATTTATCCGTGCAGTTGAACGTGCTGTTGTTATCGGCGATGGTAAAAATAGTGATGATGATGACAAAATCACTGAAATTAAATCTATCGCAGAAGAAACACTTGCTCAACTATTTGATACGCAAGAAATCAATGTTGACGGGGAATTTGACAGCACTGTTTTAGAAAACCTCGTAAAAGGAATTGATAAACTTGCTGTCAATACAACTCCAATTTTGGTTACTTCAAAAACTATTGCTCGTAAACTTAAAATGGTTAAGGATGGCGAAAAACGCTACATTGATCCACAACCATTCGCACCAATTTCACAAACAGGGAATGTCATTGCTGGTTATCAAGTATATGTCTATGACTGGATGGAAGATGCGACCAACCCAATTATCGCATTTGCTGACAAGGCTTATAAGATGATTGGTGATGATGTCTCTGCCGATCGCTTTGAAGATTATGATGTAACGATGAATCGTCGTCATATCGAACTTGCTAGCGTGCTTGGTGGCCGACTTGGTCAGTACAAATCAGCTGTAAAATTCACAAAAGGTTGATTTTAAATAGAAAGGGGAGTCTAAAATGACAATCCTTAAACAAATTAAAGAAATGGTTGAAGTTGATGTCGAAGAAGAAATCTTCGACACTCAACTTTTAAGCTACATAAATAGTGGGATTTCATATCTAACGAGAAACAACATTCCTATCACTCGTATCGATAAAGAAAGCAAATTGACAGAATGGAATAAGATTGAAGAGGATGATAAAGAAACAATTTTAGATTGGTTACATTTGAGATGTGTTCAGAGATTTGATAAATCCTTGATGACAGGAAGCTCAACAACAATGAGCTGGATTGATGAAGAATTGACAAATATTCTCTATCAATTAAAAGCTATTTACGGAGCTAAATCATGAAATCATCTAGAGTATCAATCATCCTTTGTTATGATGAGCGCATAGAGGTCGAAAAAGGTGTTTTTGAAAAACAAGTTGTAGAAAAGAAAGTCAAAGCTGAAAAAGAAAAGATCTACCAACGTAGACTCGATAAAGCTTTGGCAGATGGTCAAGTTTTGACAGCAAGATTTCGGATACGTTCTAACTATGTGACAGATTCCTTAGACTACGTGAAGTACAAAGGGAAAGAGTACAAGGTAAATGTTGGAACTGAATCCGATGATGGCCACTACACGATAATCGAATTAGGAGAGTTGAAATAATGGCTAAGAAGTTCTTCACCAGGCAAGAAATTCAAGAAATCCTAGAAAAAAACACTTTAAAATCAAAGGTGTTCTATATGGAACGTGAGGAAAAAACCTCTCCTGACAACGTTATTCTTTACTATCGTTTAACTCCAGGTAGCAGTATTACTGCTGATGACACAGTACACATGAGAAAAGTGACTATTCAAATCAGTCACTACCACAAGAAGAAACTAGACAGCATTGAGGAATTGATGTTGTCTAATTTTATGTGTGAACCTAGTCAGTTGAATCTAAAACAGCCTGATACAGATTACTTACTTACAACCTACAGAATTGAGGTATTCACAAGTGGGAAGTGGTAGCGTTAATGTGAATACATTAAAAATCGATATACAGAATCAAGTTTTAGAAATCATAGAAAAAGCAGGAAAAAGCACCGCTGGAGATATTAGAGACGGAAGTCCTAGAAGAAACGGAGTATATGAAAAAGGATGGACTCACGAGACCATTGAAGATATCGCTGTAGTATATAACAATGGGAAAGAGAAGTCGCTTGCTCACTTGTTAGAAAATGGCCACGCAACAAAAAATGGTGGATTTGTAGCACCTCAAGAACACATCAGACCAGCTTACCTCAAAAATAAAGAAATCTTTCTCAATAATATGAAATCAATAAAAATCAGACCAAATTAAGGAAGGAGTCACAATGACTTATAAATATGACACACGAGAGGTTACTCATGGCAATGCCATGGGATTCTTTGCCAAGATTTCAAAAACAGAATCTGGGGCACTCGATCTAAAAACACCGTATCCATTTACTGGATTACGAAAAACATCTTTTGAAACTTCACAAGAATCAAATGCATACTACGCAGACAACGTGGAGCACGTTCGTCTTCAAGGTAAGAAATCAACTGAGGGATCCATCACTACTTATCAAATTCCTAAACAATTCATGATTGATCATTTGGGTAAAAAGCTGACAACTTCAACTCCTCCAGCGCTCATCGATACTGGTGTGAATGCGAATTTCATTTGGGGATATGCTGAAACAGTGACAGATGAGTTTGGTTCGGAGGTTGAAGAATTCCACATCTGGACCAATGTTAAAGCATCAGCTCCAAAAGGAAGCACTACAACGGATGAAAGCTCTGCTACACCAAAAGAAATCGAAATTCCATGTACTGCGTCACCTAACAATTTCATTCTAGATTCAGATAAAAAACCTGTTTCAGAAATTGTATGGCGTGATACAGACAAGGGGGTTGTCCGTGCTAAATTTGATAAATTGTTCGCTTCAAGTACCCCAACGAAATTGATTGATTTTATCAATGAAGCTTTAGGAACAACAGCCATCGTGCCAGGAGGCTAACATGATTAAAAAAGAACTATCATTCACAGCGTTTGATAGTTATGGTGAAGAAAGAGAGCACACTGAAACAGTGCGCTTTCTTTACTCTTTACCAGCTATCAAAATGTATGAACAGCGAACAGGGCGCAACTTTTTCGATGACAACCAAAAAGCACTCACAGCTTACACACAGCTTGCCCTTGCAACTGGTGTAAATGGCAACTTATCTGATTTAACTGATGAAGAAAAAGTCAAACTAATGCCATTGCTTATGGAGCCAGATTTCATGAACTTCCTAACTGAAGTTATTCCTTGTCTGTACGGTGAGGTTGAGAATGGCCGCTTGGTACAGAATGAGCTGACTGCTGAAACAGCCTCTCTTGCTCCTTGGTTTGGTAATTTGATCGATATTGGTTTTTTCTCAGACCTCTTTTATGAATTTAACCGAAGTAGAGCAAAGGTTCCTCAAGATAGAAAAAAGCCTCAACAGAAGTCATAACTTCTGAAAAAATTTATAAGGTTATTTTTGAAAATCGGATGGATGTTTTTTGGGCAGAAAGTCAACACTTTAATTATCTGATAGGAACACTACATCAGATGAGTATCAATGAAAATGAGAAGAAAACTTTATCAAACGCAGAATTACTAAATGTAATGTCTGACTAAAAATGAAAGGAGGTAAACAATGGCAGAGACATTTGAAGGGCTGTATGTAAAATTTGGAGCTAATACAGTTGAATTTGAAAAATCTGTAAAAGGGATCAACAGCGCTCTTGCAGGTTTGAAAAAGGATTTCACAAATATCAATAAACAATTGAAAATGGATCCAGACAATGTCGACTTGCTGAATCGTAAGTTGCTCAACTTACAAGAACAAGCTCGTGTTGGTGCTCTCAAAATACTTGAGCTCAAAAAACAACAAAAAGCCCTTGGAGAATCAGAAGTTGGGTCAGCACAGTGGAATAAGCTTCAACTTGAAATTTCTAAAGTTGAATCACAGATGAAGGTTGTTGATCAGGCAATGAATTCAACCAAAAAACATATCGAAGATGTCGGAAATCCAAAGTCTATTTTAAATCTTAACAAAGAAATCAACAATGTCGCAAAAGAACTTGACATCGTCAACCAGAAGCTAGAATTAGATCCTAAAAATGTAGAGTTGTCCGAAGAAAAAATGAAGTTGTTAAGTAAACAATCTTCATTAGCCAAGGATAAGGTCCAGGAGTTGAAACGGAAACAAGAGGAATTAGGAAAGGAAAAAATCGGAACAGAGGAATGGCGACAACTCCAAAATGAAATTGGGCAAGCAGAAGTTGAAGTGTTAAAGATAGATAAAGCCATGGGGAATCTAGGAGATTCGAGCCGTTCAGCGACAGGAAACATTAAGGAAGCCACAGGATACCTAAAAGCTGATGTAATGATGAACGTTGCTGAAAAGGCAGGGGAACTAGGTCAAAAAATGGTTGATGCTGGTAAAAAAACAGTAGATGCATGGTCCGAGATTGACGAAGCAATGGACACTGTTACAACGAAAACTGGACTGACTGGAGAGGCCTTGTTAGGACTACAGGAAATTGCAAAAGGAATTGCCACATCGTTACCAGCGACTACATTTCAAGAATCTGCTGACGCAGTCGGTGAGTTAAATACACAATTTGGACTTACTGGCGATACTTTGCAATCTGCAGCAGAGTATTTATTGAAGTATTCAAAAATAACTGGAGAAGATATTTCAAATTCTGCAATAAATGCCAAGAAAGCAATCGATGCCTACGGACTATCCAATGAGGATTTAGCAAGAGTATTGGACTCAGTTACTAAAGTAGGCCAGGATACTGGTCAATCTTATGACTCTATCTTTCAAAAAGCCATTGATGGTGCTCCACAGATTAAGATGCTGGGTTTATCTTTTGAAGAGGGAGCAACATTAATTGGTAGATTTGAAAAAAGCGGGATTGACTCTTCTGCTGCTTTATCTTCTCTTTCAAAAGCCGCAGTAAACTATGCCAAAGATGGGAAGTCCTTGACGGATGGATTGAACGAGACTGTCAATGCAATACAGAATTCAACTAGTGAAACAAAAGCTTTGAGTATTGCTTCGGAAGTTTTTGGGAGCAAGGCTGCACCACGTATGGTAGATGCTATCCAACGTGGGGCCTTTAGTTTTAGTGATTTAGCTGAAGCAGCTAAATCCTCATCAGGGACTGTCTCGACAACATTTGATGAGACGATAGATCCGATTGATAAACTAACAACATACTCAAACAAAGCAAAGGAAGGGCTTGCTGAGGTAGGTGGCAAATTACTTGAGACTGTTATACCAGCTTTAGAACCTTTGATGGGCATGCTTGAATCTGCTGTCAATTGGTTTACGAGCTTAAACGAAACTGATCAGCAGACAATCGTGATTCTTGGCCTCGTTACAACTGCTGTAATGCTACTGCTTGGTGCAATAGCACCTCTAGTTATTGCTATAGGAGCAATAGGTGCGCCTGTTGGAATTGTAATCGCGGCAATAGTTGCTGCTATTGCCGTGATTACACTCATCATTCAGGCCATCATGAACTGGGGGGCTATATCCGAATGGCTTCAGTCGACGTGGGATGCTTGCGCCGCTTGGCTTTCTGAATTGTGGACTAATATTGTCACGACTGCTACTACAGCGTGGTCAAATTTCACTGCTTGGCTTTCTGAAATTTGGTCTTCAGTAGTCTCAACTGGGCAGTCTTTGTGGTCTAGCTTTACTAGCGCCTTGTCCAATATTTTCTCAAGTTTGATTTCAGGTGCTCAGTCTCTGTGGTCAAGTTTTACTTCTACCCTCTCCAATTTATGGTCTGGACTGGTTTCAACCGGGTCAAATTTATTTAATAATTTGAGTAGCACGATTTCAGGAATTTTTAATGGCATCTTATCCACTGCTAGCAATATTTGGAACTCTATAAAATCAACTATTTCAAATGCTATTGATGGTGCTAAAAATGCAGTATCTAACGCTATTCAAGCTATTAAGAATCTATTTAATTTCAATATCAGTTGGCCACACATTCCATTACCCCACTTTTATGTAAGTGGTTCAGCAAATCCATTGGATTGGTTAAGTCAGGGCGTCCCAAGCATCGGTATTGAGTGGTATGCAAAGGGTGGTATCATGACCAAACCGACCTTGTTCGGCATGAATGGTAATCGTGCGATGGTTGGTGGTGAAGCTGGTGCTGAAGCTATCTTGCCGTTGAATAAGTCAACTCTTGGTGCGATTGGACAAAGTATTGCTAATACGATGAACACATCGAATAGCATCAATGTTAACTTCTCAGGGGTGACCATCCGAGAAGAAGCGGATTTGAATAGACTAGCTGATGTAGTCGGAACACGTATTGCTGAAGAACTACAAAGAAAAACTAATTTGAGAGGAGGTTTCGCATGACAAAAATTAATGAGTTAACCATCGACGGAGTGAAAACATCATCATTTAAATGTGAGATTCTGGTTGAAACACGACCACAAGTCATCGTATCCTCTTCAAAAACTAGTCTTTTAGAACATGATGGGATCAGTGGTGCAATTGTTCAATCAAATAGGCATCGTAAACTGATTGAAAAAAGCTACCATATCAGCTTAATTAACCCAACAGATGAAGAGTTATACCGATTTTCTTCTCTACTAAATCGTGAAAAATTTTGGTTGGAGAATGAACAAGAGCCAAGCGTGAAATATTGGTGCTATAAAGTGGATGATTTCAAAATTATTAAAGATGATTTTGGTGCATGGACAGTGGATGTAAAATTCACTTGTCACCCTACCAAATATTTCAAAAGCACCGATACACAGAGATTGACAAGAAGTGGGACTCTGACTGTGCAAGGTTCTGCTCTTGCCTTTCCTAAAATCACAATCGTTGGTCAGAGCGCTGTTGAGACTTCATTTACAATCGCTGGTCAGGTCATTCGTCTTGAAAAGCTCTCAGAATCGCTTGTGATGGTCAATAATCCTG